GTCCGTTGCAGCTGTATAATCTCCGGAGAGCCAAAGAGTATCATCTAAAGTGTTACTCTGTATCTCCTGAATCATTTTCTCTATCCGATAAATCCACGGAAGTGTATCATTCTCAAACGACTCATGTTCTGACCATGGAGATTTAACTCCATCAGTTAGACAAAACTGAGGTTGTTCCGATAAATAGGTCCACAACGCTTTTTGGAAGGGTTGTAGGACTTTCGTCGAAGCCTCAGCAGCAGTAATCATCCGAACTTTTAAGGGTTCTGATAGTGCTACTGCTTTGACAATGGGTGAATGAGAAGGTGGGGTAGAAGGAAATTGTAATTCCATAGTCCAATCACGATCACTACAGGGGAGGTTTACATCAGAAGCGTAAACATCCCATTGTAGGAGTTCATGATTAGACGGACAACATTCAATTCTCTTACGAGAGATAGTTTGTTTCCAAATACCTTGATGATGTTGTTGATGAAAATCAAAACGATCATTCACGGTATTCACAATTCTTTCTACCAAATCATACACACTTCCACTTAATTCCTCTAATTCGAGATTTTCTCTGCTTGATGTGTGGACTCGGTTCCAAGGGGTAGAGTTGTTAAAACGCTCCCTATCGGAACTATGTTTGTCCACCCATGCTGTTTGCTGGGAAAGAGAAGGAGGGTGAATAATTTCACTGATTCTTCCCTTTTCCACCAATAGAGGTAATGTGATACGTCTCCAGACTGCCCATGGTTCTTCTACATGTGTAGAATTGACCGTTCTAAGGTCAGAGCCATGGCGGCAGTTACTGGTAAGGATGACTATGGGAGAAAGGAAATGTTGTCCTTTCTCTTTCAAGTCAGCCATTGGTAACACATGATCATTAACAGAGACAATATTCTCGAATTCGACAATGTCATCCCGAGAAGTATGATTCTGTCCAAAATCGTCAAGTACTACAATTGGTTGGCCACTATAGCCATCCCAATGTTTAGTGGAACAAGATCGAGAATAAACTAATCTTGAGCGTTCAAGCCCAGGAAAAAGTTTACCTCCGATATGTCTAACTAAAGATTGGACCAATGTAGTCTTACCCGAACCTGGAGCCCCGAAAAGCCCCAGTACGTAAGGTTCGACCCGTACTTGATCACTTTGATGACAGATAGGATTATTGGAATAGAGTTGAAAATTTTTATTTTCTTTTAATTGAGCTAGATTACCACCAAGGTGGCGTCCAGCTTCAACACAAGCCCTTCCATTAGGAACGCTCGTTTTAAAAGGATCATAAAGATTCTTAACTCTCTTACCAACCATCTTGCCATACTCCCGAAGTCCCTGAAGATGATGTTCTGGAACAACCAGCAACTCATCTTTGGGTCGACAAAGGGATTGGCGATGCTTATCATAAGCTTCTTCTATCATATCTTGTCCAACCGGGGCACATAAGGCCTTTGATTGGAGAAGATTGAAGTAAAACTGGACTCTTCTCTCTTTAGGATTATTACATCTTAGAAAGGAAGAATCCAACTTTGCTTGAGTAAAAGGAGGAAATAGGGGAAAAGTCTCACCTACTGGTAATTCTTGACCCATTTGCTCCGAAAACTTAGAAGCAAGCGTAACCTTAATTAACTTTACATAGTCACGTTCAAATTCCTTATGGGGAATAGAACGGAGATAATGAAGTAACAAGTGAAATAAACGATGTTTCGTGGTGACACGAGCCATCGAATAGGAGAATTTCTTAGTCCCGTTCTTCGAATACATTCTAACTCCCCAAGGAGAGTTAGGTTGTACCAATTGACGGACACGACTAGGAAATCCTACCGTAATTCCACTTGTAGTTAATGAGAGGTCAATAGCATCAGCCAATCCGAGACAATGTCGGAAA